CGGTGATGGCGATCCCGGCCTTCTGTGCGTCGCCCAGCAGCTTCTGCTGGTTGGTCAGGCGCAGCGCGGCGTCGTCCGACAGTTCGAGCGCCTTGGTCTGCGCCTCGATCATCAATATCTGCCGGGCGATGTCGGCGATGAAGTCGCCCCATGCGTCCTTTTCCTTTCCGCCGCCGCCCGCCTTCTTCGCCTTCTCGGCCTTTCCCGCCGCCTCGCGGATGCGTTCCTGCGCCCTTTTCACGGACGCATCGGCCCAATCGACGAAGAATCGGTCGACCGCCCTGATCGCTTCATCCCGGCCTTCCAGAAAACCCGCCGTGATGGCCTGCATCAAGGCTTTTCCCTGTCCCGCGAACTTGTTTTCGATCCGGTCGAAGGACACATGGCCGATCTCGACTTTCAGCCCGGCCTGCTTTGCCGCCGCAAGGAGAGGACTGGTTGCAAGGACCAGCGCGTTGATGCCGTCGATCGTGAAATTGATCAGTTTCTCGACGGCGCCGATCGCGACGTTCGCGGCCGAGATGACCGCGTCGCCCATCGCCGGGCCGATACCCTTCCACGCGGCCCTGATCGCGCCGATCGCGCCGCCCCAATAGCCGACAACCTGTTTGACGGCCCATGCACCCCATTTGGTGATAAAATCCATCGTCGCGTTCCACGCATCCGCCAGCCATTTGAGCGGCCCCGCGAACGCGTCCTTCAGACGGTCTCCGACCACGTCGAAGAAGCCGAAGAAGGTGTCGCCTATCGTGACGGCGGTATCGACGCCCTTTTCCTTCACGCGCTCAAGCTGCTTCTCGGTCAGGCCGAGACCGGAGACGATATCCTTGTTGCTTTTGTTGATTTCGCGGGTGGCGAGGGCGAAGGCGCCGCCGATTGCCACGGCAGCGACGGCGACGCCGGCAGCGGCAACTCCGGCGACGACGCCTGCCGCACCGAGCCGGGTGGTCAGCCCTGCTACACCTCTCCCGGCGCCGGCCGCCCCGCTTTCCATCCCGCCAAAGGAGCGGACCAGGCTGGAGACCTCGCTGGTCAGGTCCGCCATCGAGAGTCTGCCCGTTGCCGCTTGCTGCGCGAGGTCGGCAAGCACGGAGATGGCGCTCCTGGTCGCGGTGCCCGCCGTCCGGCTCGCCTCCGCCAGCCGGTCCTGATTATCAGCCACTTTCCGCGCTTCACCGGCGGCCTTTACCGCAGCCGATCCGGCATCGTTCGCGGCCTTGGAGAAATCATCCAGCGTCTTTGTCGCGTCGTTCACGCCCTTGCCGAGATTGTCGGCCGCCAGCGCCTGTTCGATCATTTGCTCCGCGCTCATGCGCCCGGAACCGACCACCGCCATCTGGGCCTCCGAAAGAGAAAGGCCCGATTTCGCCGCAAGCTCTTCGGCCTCGGTGATCCGCGCAGCGGCGGCAGCCATTTGCTCTGCGCGCGCGGACGTCTCGACAAGCGCGCTTCCCGCGCCCTGTGTAGCGGCGGTGAGTTTATCCGCCTCGACAGCGGCCTGAGACGCACTTTCCGCAACCGACATCGCGCCCGACGATGCGGCGGCGGCAGACTGGTCGAGCCTGTTGATGGTCTCCGCAGCTTGTGCAGCCGCACCGGACGCGCCTTCCAGTGCATTGGCGGCGGCCTGTGTCGCGGTAGACATTCCGCCCATACCCGATGCGATGGTCTTGAGCGTCGCGTTCACCGCCGTGAGTTGGCGATCGATCCGCTCCATCATCTCGACGATGCGCCGGGTGGAGCCGGACAGCATGTCGGATGCTTTGCCCGCGCGATCCGAAGCGCCAACGAACTTGTCGAGGTCGTTGGCCGCCTTGAGGATATCCGAGCTATCGGCTTTCAAGCCAAGGGCAGGGGCGATGTCGAAGGACATGCGGGCTACCCCCGCCTCGCTTCGGTAGCCTCACGCGAAATCCGGCCGTAGGCGCGCTTGATGTCGTCGGGCGCGCCGTGGACCGTGATTTCAGGGGCAGGCAGGCTTACGTCCATGATACTTCATCCTATGGAGTAACGGTCCATAACTACATGGATGATGAAACAAGGGCAACAATGAAGGTCAGGAAACAGAAACAGTAATTATCCGAAAATTACCTTTCGGTTACCTAAAAGCCGCCCTGAACGCATCCCGCGCCGGATTGTCGCTGCTGGCAAGTGCAGGGTCGGGCGCGTCATCGCCATCCCGCTTGTTCGCCTGTTCGAGGTAAACCGCATCCATGGCGCGGATACAGGCGGTAAACATCTCCCGGTCCTCATCGGGCCAGTCGGCGGTGTGCCGCTCGATACTCGATTCGGGGATGGGGCCAATGCCCATGCCGATCTGGCGATCGGTGGAGAGCGCGAGAAAATCCTCATACCACGGGGCCAGTCCCGGCAGGAGTTCCGGGGGCTCAAGATCGGGCGGAACTCTGCCGGCCTCCAGAGCCGCGTGCCAGGCCGATGCATCGCGCATGGCCCAGCGCAGCATGGCGCTCAGTTTCCCGCGGCTTCCTCCGTGGCCTGCGCAAGCTTTTCCGTCACCCGTTCGGCGGCGTACAGGACCGCCGCACGGAACTCGCCGCCGATATCGAAGGCATCGTCGGAGGTCAGCAGTTCCAGTGCCAGTTTGGGATCATACTTGACCGGCTTCCCGCCGTTCTTGACGCCATCCCAGTCGATCAGCAGGTGCTCGGCCATGGGCTTGCCGGTCGCGACGCTGAAATCGACGACGCCTTCGTCCGACCGAAGCTGCTTGTTCGACCGGCGCGCGAGCGCGGCGGCGGCGACGCGATAGGGCTTGTAGGTGCTGGCGCGGACCTTCATGCGCAGGTCGGGATGATTGGGAATGTCGTCGATCCAGTGGCCGGTCGACAGGTCGACGCTCTTGTTGCGGTTGGCGATATCCATGTGAGGTTTCCTTGCGAGGTTTCAGGTTCGGACGGGGCTGACGGCGAACCTCGGCACCGTCAGCCCCGGACGCGCCGCCGGGAGAGGGTGGCGGCGCGTCAAGGGCGTCAGACTTCGACGGTGTTCGAGTATTTCGCGATGCTCCACGCCTGCGTCCGGGCGGCCGTGGCGTCGCCGCCGGACTTGGACCCGGCCAGGGCGAGGCCGTAGAACAGGTCGGTTTCGCCGACAGGCTGGGCCGTGGCCGTGTGCGTGCCGGTCCCGGCACCGGTCGTCTCGATGGGCGTTCCGCCCGGCGTGGCGGCAACGCTGAACACGCTGGGGCCGAGCCCGGCGGCGACGACATAATAGGTCGTGCCCGCGGTCAGGCCGGTGGGGAGCGCGCCGCCCTGATTTGTGAACACGACCGGCGAACCTGCCGCCAGACCGTGCCCGGCCCAGTTGACGATTCCGGGCTCACTCGCTTCGCTGGTGAACGTAACGGTCCCGGTCTCGGTGCAGCCGGCGCCCCATTCGATCTTGAAGGCGTAGGGCTTGCAGGATTCGATGGCTTCCTTGAACTTGACCTGACCGGCATCGGCGCGATCCGGGACAAAGGTATTCTCCATCGTTCCGCCGGCGATCGTGGTCTTGAACGGGATCTCGCGCTTCTCGGAGATGAGCGACTGCGAGCCGGTATTCTGGGTATCGCCGATCGCACCCGCCTGCGTCCATCCTCCGATCTCGGTCCACGTCTGCCCCGCGAAGTCGGCGAGTTCCACCTTGGTCTTGGGGGCGACCTTGAGGCCGATGTAAATCTTCGAACCGGCGACGGGATAAAGTTGCGCCATAGTCATTACTCCTGCTTCGAGCCGCGCCACAGGGGCGTATCAGATCGGTGAAGACAATACACAGCTATGATTACTTAATCAATCATGTAGTGGACCAGTAAACTTTGACTAATGAAACGGTATGAATGCCGTCGCGATAGGGCTGCATACTGTCGGAATCGCGCGTAACGCGCAGACAGCAGCTGCCGTATTTCATGCGAAGGTCGGCGGGGAAGTGCGCCGCTACCTTTCCAGCGATCTGGAGGAGCGCGGCGTGCGCGATCGGATTCGAGGCCGGCCAGTGGATCGACAACATCAGCGTGCCGCTTCGCGCGTGAAGTCCTGGCCCGATCGTGATACGCCGGTTGTCGTTGCGGACGTCGCTGACAAGGATGAACGGTTGCAGAACGCCCCCACTCGACGGCGGGGTAAAAGTCGCGTCCGGATCATATTTCGGCATCGTCGGACTGGTGACCAGCGTGTCGATGCGGGCCTTCAAAGCCAGCCAGATCTGTGTTTCGATCGCGGGCATGGTCAGCCTCCCGTCCGCCGCTTCACATCTTCGGTGTGGAGCTGGACGATTGTGGGCCAGTTGGCGGCGGCGGCCTCGACGAACCCGGCGCCGGACTGATTATAGGTCCGGCCAAGGCTGTCCTCACCGACGAACCCGTTGTTGACGCGGCGCGCATAGGCCGCCTGAAATCCGAGATAGACGGTGTCACCCAGTTCAAGGTCGAGCAGGACCGGGCCGATGTCCTGCCCCGAAAACTTCTCCGTGCCCGCACTCACGGTTGGCATCGAGCCCTTCTGGGCGAGTAGCGATCGTGCGAGGTTCCCTGTTACCACGGGCGTCTTGCCGCCCCTTTCGCGCGAAAGCGTCATCTCCTCCGCCAGATCCTGCACGGAACCGCGAAAGACGGCGAACATCTGCCGTTTCACCTGCTCGGCCCAGTCGGCAGGATTCGTGCCCTCCCACCCCATCAGCCGAGCCCCCATGCGAAGTCGACCGAATACAAGGTGTCGCAGCGACAATTCGCATTATGGGCGACGCCGCCGGCCGGATCATGACTGTGCTGCATGGCGGTTCCGTCCGGCATGATAAAGGATGTTCTCAGCCCCTTCACCCTGACCCCGTGCATCGCGATATGCTGGACCCGCGCGTTCTTCTCCCCACCTTGGTGCCGCCACGTCTTGGAAACAGCCTCTTCCGGCAACCCCTCTTTCGCCAGCGCCTGCGCATAGGCTTCATCCCGCGCACCCATCACCGACTGCGCGGTTTCCGTCCGCGCGATATCTTCGGCGCGGCGCGCGATGAGCCTATCCGCATATCGCTGCGTCAATTTGTCCACATCAGCCTGTGAGAGCGGTGTCCCGGCCTCGATATGGCGGCGGATGAGCGCATCGTACCGCCGGTCGCGCAGGGTCTGACCCGAAAGCACCTTGCGCATTTCCGCAGGATCGCCGGAGAGTAAACGCGCGCGCATCGACTGGACGTATCCCGCCTGCGTCTCGCTGAGACCGATTATCCCGCCTGTGCGCCTGCCTGTGACGCGATCGATCCGGCCTGCGATGTCGGTCGCGATCTGCCGCGGGCCACTGCCCTTTGCATAGCCGTCGAGGATGACGGTGCGGGCCGTTTCCACCTGTTCCTGTGTATATCCGACGATGCGCGTCGCTGCCTGATCGCGAATCCATGCTTCGGCACGGGGATTCGACATATCGAAGCGGAACAGGATCGACGCCGCGTCCCTGACAGGGATGTAGGCGGCTTCCAGCGCCCCGGCCTGAAGAAAGGCCGACTGGCGGACAGCCGCATACTGGCTGAAGGCGGCGGCCTCGATGTTCAGCGCCCGAATAGCGGCCTCGACATCGTTCGCTCGCAGTGCCCGTTCCAGCGCGGCAAAGTCCACGCCATTTCTCAGGTCGTCGATCGCGCCCAGGAAGGCATCGCGCAGTTCGGGTTCAAGCCGGTCGATCAGCTCGGCGAGGGCGCGGGAAAGGGGCGGGCGCCTTGCCATCTCACCCCCTCACGATGAATCGGATGGCACTCACGGTTCCAACCGCGGGGATATTCTCCACCTTCAGGATCGTGACCGGCTTTCCGTCGAGTTCGAGCTTGTCCGCAGGGTCGTAGGCCCCGCCCCATGGGGCGACGATCACGCTCAGGTCTGTCGCGACAATGGCGTTACCGACCGCAACAGGGGTGCCGACCAGTTCCTTGCCGACGCCTGTGGCAGCGCCGTTGAGCGTCGTTTTCGTCAGCGTCGGCGCCGTGGGCGGATCCCATGGATTGACCGGCGGGGTACCGGGCGTCAGGCGGACCAGTTCGATCTTGCCCTGTCCTAGGCCGTTCTGAGACGTCGGGCGCAGGAGGCGCTTCGAGACGCCGGCCATACGGGTGTACAAATCAGCCATCAGGAGCCTACGCTGGCGAGGAACAGGCCCTTGCCGTCATCCGGGCAGATGAAAGCGCTCATCATCCCGTTGATTTCACCATCCACGAATGCGGGGCCGTCACCGCCGGCCTTCGCCCTGCCATCGTTGTGATAGGATACTTCGATGACATCGACGCGCTCGCGGGCGACGCGCTGGCCACTGGTCGCAGAGGCGGACAATACTCCCGGCTGCGAAGCCTCAAGCCATGCCGCGCGATAGGAGGCGTTGACGACGGCAACGGGAATCACATCATCCGCTACAGGCGTGGTGCAACCGATCTTCGCCCCGGTTCTTGGCCAGCCATCGGCCTGCATGACACCGCCGGTACGCCGCCCGGTCCACAGACCCTCATATGTCCCGTCGAGATAGGCAGAGCCCCGCGCGCGCAGGACGGCCGGGGCAGGGGCGGCGACAGGGAGGGTGTAACCCATGGAGGCCAGCCACGCACTGAAGCCGGGATCGTCTCCATAGGCCATGGCGTCATTCCTTGGCGGCGGGCTTTGTCTTCGCCGGGTTGGTCACGGGCTTGGCGGCGGGCTTCGGATCATCCCGAACGACCTCGTACTTGCCGGCCCATCCGGCGGGCGGGTCATCCCCGATCGTAAGTTCGGTTCCGACCGGGATTTCGCCGTCCACGCCGTAGATGCCGGGTGCGATGATGCGGATCTTCATGGACAGCTCCCGAGGCAGGGAGGGCCGCCGAAGCGGCCCCCAGGATCAGCCGTTGACGACGACCGAGTAGAAGACACCGGACTTGCCGTTGATATCAGCCCGGATATCGAGACCCAGCGCTCCCATAAGCAGGAAGTTGTAGTCATCGACAGGGTTGAGCCGAACGGCTGCGGTGGTGCTGACGGCCATGCCGATCAGCGGGCGGATGAAGTCCGAGCGGGGCACGAACCCGAAGAATGCATTGCCCGTCAGCTTGTGCGTCACCTTGATCGACTTGATGCGCCGATTGGTCAGCAGGAAGTCCCAGATGCGGCCACCCTTGAAACCCGCCGAACCCGAATACTGGCGGTCCCAGTTGCGGGCGATTTCCGGCGAAATGTAGAGGTTGACCGCTTCGGTGATGAGGTTGGCGTCCAGCATGGCGCCGAAAGGCCCGGTGAAGAACTTATCGATATCGTCCGCCGTGGTGGACACCGAAGTCAGGTCGATGCTCGCGCCGCCGACAGCCGAACCGAGGTTGATCGACTTCGAGAACGGATGCGTCTTGATCCCGTAGCCAACCGCACCTTCGAACGTGAGGCTGGAATCGCCATCAAGGACATAATCCGCCATGTCCTCGCGAATTGCCGCCGAATGCGCTTCCTGATCGTCGGCCAGCGCGTCGAAGTTCTCCGACTGGAGAGTGTTCCACTCGCGCCACGATCGGCCGTATCCCGTGTTGAAAATGGGCACGAGCGTGTTGCGATAGTCGTAGTCGACCTTGCCCAGCACCTCGGGGACCTTGCCCGAGATCGAGCGGCGGACCAGTCCGGCATCGCCGCTGACACGGTGACCGAACACGATCTTGCCGATATGGACGGCGCGGGCCAGCGGCATCAGGTCCGCCATGTAGACCGATCCCTCGTCGTCGCGCATGACGCGACGGGTGATCGTGTCCATGTCGAACCATGCATCGCGCGGGAGAACCGCCGCGGAATTGCCGATCCCGCCCGCTTGGTTCATGAGCGGTGCAAGACCGTCTTCCTGACGATGGAAGGCCTCGCGCTGGGCGCCGACCTCGCCCCACCACGCGGCGTGCGGGCGGGAGTTCGCGACAAGCTGATCGTCAAAGTAACGCATTGATCGGCCTCCTTAGCCCGGCGCGCCCTGCGGACCCTGAGCGCCCGGAATGCCGGAAACGCGGATGCGCAGAAGCTGATCGGAACCAGTGTTGTTGTTGTAAATCTCATCCGCGAATGCGACGATGTTGTCGGTGCCCGGCGTGGCGATAGCGAGCTTGCCGCCCGACGCCAGCTTGAGCGGCGTGCCGGGGGCCGTGACGTTCGTGCCGGTTGCGATCACCGCCGCGTAGTGCGTGTCGTCCTGCAGCTCGAGGCCGAGCACGGTGTCGCCGCGAACCACGGGAGGACCGGCGGCGTAGGCGCCGTAGGAGGCGTCCACACCCTTCATGGCGAGATAATTTTCCTGCGCCAGCCAGACCTTGCCGACCGTTTCGGCGCCGGCGTTGACGAAGCGACCGGACGAGAGGACGATGAACGTTCCGGGCTTGATCGCCCCGCCGGCCTCCGCCTCGCGAACCTGCGGATCGTTCTTGCGCGCCGGGCCAAGATGAATGCGAGAATAGCGCGCCATGGATTACGCCTCCGCTTTGGGCAGCTTGAAGCCGGGCTTGTCGCCAGCGGGCTTGTATGCGCCGTTGATGAGAGTGGCCTGGCCCGGCTCCGCCTTTTCGGCGAGCACGTTCAGGACCGCGATGTCGGCCGCCTTGGCGGTCTCCTCGTCGAGCAGGCCAGCCTTCACCACCTTGTTGACCAGCTTCTCCTTTTCGGCCGCGTCCTTCGCTGCCTGAGCGGCGGCGTTCGCGGTAAGCTGATCGGTTACGGGCTTGAGCGCGTTGGCGACGGCTTCGGCTACCGTCGTGCCGATCCCGCCAATCGCGTCCTTGAGGCCCTTTACCTCGCCGGAGAGTTCATCGAACTGAGCCTTATCCATGCCCGCTTCCTCTTGGTTGGTTACTTCACCCAGCGAAGTATCGCCAAGTATAGTTTCACGAATAGCTGATTTAATTCTTTCGATCAAGGGGGCGCGTGATTGTCGTTCTACTGCACGCAGCGCGCTGTCTGCCGCCCAGTTCAAGTCACGCTCAAGTTCATCGTCCAGAACCGAGTTGATGACTTCGATTTCTTTACCTTCGGAGCCGATCGCCTTGTTGACCAGCATGCCAACGCCTTGCTCTGGTGTGGCCGCACCTTCCTCGCCTAACAGGATGGCGTCGTGATCGAACAAGATGTCCGACGCCACCCAGTCCGCGTCCGCATCATTCTCGACAGATGACAGCATCGCCACCAAGCCGGTGCTGGTATGGATCGGTTCGCCCTTCTCGATGGCGTTCAGGACCGTCTTGCCGCCCTCAAGCTGACTGGCGGTCATCACATCGATCACCTTGTCCACGAAGACGCGGCCATTCTCGCGCCGCACGTTGCGGTTCCATGCGCCGATCCAGCCGCGCGCGAGTCCTTCCGGGTTCGAGGCTGACACGAATGCGCCTTCTACGGTGGGATGGCCAAGCGGGGCAGGGGTGTTCTCCAGCGATCCGAACGCCTTGGCGATCTCATCGGCGGGGTAGCGGATACGGTTCATCACGATCCCGTCCGGCATCGTCGCGCTGGGCACGATGATGTAATCCCGGCCGTCGCGCCGCTCGCGGCGGATACCGGCGCTGTTGATCGCCGTGCGAATATTGACGCGGACTTGCTTAGACATCTTCAGGTTCCTCATCAGGATCATCACGCTCCGAGCGCCCGTCTTCCGGCTCGCGCGCATTCTCGTCCCAGCCCTCGACCTCGGATGCCGGCGCGTATCCGGCGGCCTCGCGGATTTCATCGGGCAGGAAGGTCCGGTCATCGCCGGGTAGCGTCTTGGCGTTGATCTCGGCCATTTTGGCCGCGCGGTCTA